TGAGCAAATTGCTAACCAGTATGAAGATATCATCGATAAATACAGCAATTGCGGTACAGAGATAAATGTAGAAAAGTCAAGAAGGGACTGTTGCCAACGCTATGGATATATCAATTTTTAAGGCTTTTGCCAAGGCAATTATATCTGGGGTTTGGCAGATAGGAACTTCTAAAAGAGGCTCTGTAGTTGGAACGACATTTACTAAGGTCGCTGATTTGGATGTGGTAATAGATGAAGGCTCAAGTGCCGATATTTCTACTACACCAGAAGAATTGAAATCAGATTTATTAGTATATGTGAAGCCAGAGCAGATGCCGACAATTCGCACTAACAAACTCGTTTCTGGCTATTTGTTGTATGACAGTAGCGAAGGTGATTATTATGAAATCATTGACGCCGGTGTTGGCAAGAACCAGCACACTGGTCTAATTGAGCATCTAGAGCTGAAGGTTGTGCAGACCGAGGTTTCAAGTGAGCAGTAGCGTAAGCGTAAGATTAGACTGGAACACCAAGCAATTATCACTCATAAATGATAGGGCTGTGACTGGACTTTTCAAGATGGGTTTTGACATCGCTTCAAGGGCTAGAGTAAATGCGCCGTATGTAACAGGAGCTTTAAGAAATACTATTAGAGTCCAAGAGCAAGGGCAGAATCAGCTAGAAGTGATTGCAGGTGGAAGATACGCAGGATATAAGGTTGATTACGCTTGGAAGCGTGAAATTGGTCCGAACAGAAACCCTGCTACCGTCCATTATATGCAGAATGCGGCAAATAGAGTTATGACCGGTGACTACCTTACTAAATACTTTGGAGATATAACTAAATGATTACCCTAGCATTGATTGAACAGATGACTACTGATAATGTGGCTGGCTTAGTCATAGATGAGAACTGCTTCTGGGAAGAAGCACCGTTACAGAAGGACGGAAAGCCTGCTAGTGGGGTTTGGGTAGTAACCAGGGCTGGTAATTCGGCAAATTCTCCAAAGGGTTTAAACCTAAAGTCTACAGTTGATTTCTATGTAGCCTATATGAACAAGCCAAAGGCTGAGAAAGTCCAACAGCAGATTTTAGAGTGGGTAATTGCTAACCCTTGCTTCTGTAAATTGGTCGGAAGCGTTGGGGGTACTACTTATAGTTTCTCTAATATCAGAATAAGGCCTACTACAACGCCTGAAAATATGATGATTACAGAGAACAATTTGGTTGTAAAGATGGCTTCTGCGGAAGTCACTTACGATATAAACTAATTTGAAAGGAACGATATGGTAAATATCACTCAACTCCGCCGCCTAGTCTTTATTAAGACTGTAAACGGAACTACTTCTACCTTCACCTTTGAGCCAGATGACTTGGGCCAGGATACCATTATGAGCATTAACATCGCTCCACGCAAGAAGTCCCGCACTTCTTCCTATGGTACCACTTCTACCCCAATTAAGGGTACTCTGGACAATTTCTCCGGCTCTATCACCTTCCTGCTTGATAACTTCAAGAACTTTGGCAAGGCTCTTAACTCTTGGAACCAGGCTACTTACGCTGGTGCCGATGCCAATGCTGGAAATGTGATTGGTGATGCTACTGATTTCTGTGGCGACGGTGACTACTTCGATGTTATTGCTCAGGGTGTTTGTGATGACGGCTCATCTGCTGACATTGAGCTTACTCGTTGTATTCCATCTGTTGATGAAGATATTGAGTTCGGTACTAGCGAAACTTCTACTGTTACCTTGAACTTGAACCCAATTATCTACAACGCTACTCTCCATTCTACCGATGGATACCCACAGTACAGCTACCGTATGGGCGACAAGGACTTGACCGTCCAGAAGCGCCTAAACGCTGTTACTGGTCTTTATGAAGATGTAACGGAGTCTTAAGTAAGATGACGGAGCCCGAAAAGATTTCACTTGAGAAGGCTAAGCAAATTGCCGGGAAGAAGCGCAATTTTCGGGCTTCGGATTTCTTGACTGAAGATGAACAAGCCGAGATAAGAAAGAATAATGCTAAGGGCAAGGAATCGCCATTTAATGCCGTAGATGCCTATGTAGCGGAGATTTTGGCTAGGTTTGGCTATGAAACATATATGGCTTGGAAGGCCGGAGATATAGACAACGCTAGGATGCAGAAGTATATTCTGGCAGAAAGAGCTAGAGATGCGCAATTCCTATTCCCGATAGAGAACATTATAGTTGCTAGTATGGCTGGGGCAAATAACCCTACACGGGGTGGTCACGCACCAAAATCATTACAGACTGCGATTAAGATATTAAAACAAGAACAGGAGCGAGCAAATGGCAAGTAGTACAGTTGGTACAGCAGTTATTAAACTATCTTTTGATGGTAGCGATGTAAAGGCTGAATTATCAAAGACTTCGAGTGATTTTAAGAGTGCTGGTGAAAAGGCCGGCTCGGCCTTTGGTTCAGCTATAACTGTTGCGATGGGCTCGCTGATTTCAAAGGGTGTTTCTAAAGTAATATCGTCAATTACGAGTAATCTAGATTCAGCGATTAACCGTGTGGATGTTATTAATAATTTCCCAAAGGTTATGGAATCATTGGGTTACTCTACCGATGATGCTAGTGCATCAATTAAAGCCATTTCAGATAGGCTAGATGGGTTGCCAAGTACTCTTAACGGGGTTGTTGGAGATGTCCAGAAGCTTGCTGCCACGATGGGCAATTTGAACTCTGGAATGGTAAACGCTACTTCTCTTGGGCTGGCTCTAAATGATATGTTCTTGGCCGGTGGTAAAGGAACGGAAGCAGCATCGCTAGCAATGGAGCAATACAACCAAATGCTCGCTCAGGGTAAACCTGATATGCAAAGCTGGAGGTCTATACTTAATGCGGCTCCGGGCCAATTAAAACAGCTTGCTAAAACTCTGCTAGGTGTAACAGCAAATCAAAATGACTTGTATGAGGCTCTTAAAGAGGGCAATATTACATTTGAACAAATGAACGAAGCTATTGTGAAGTTAGACCGTGAAGGAGGCGATGGATTTGATTCATTTGAAAGACAGGCTCGCTCAGCTACTGGCGGCGTGGGTACTGCTTTACAGAATGTGCAAAACCGTATTTCTAAGGCGATTGCTACGGTAATTGATACTATTGGCGGAGAGAATATAGCAGCGGCGATTAATGGTTTTTCTTCTCATTTCAAGGATATCGGGGTAGCAGTTGGAAATTTTGTAAAAGATGCTATGGCTCGCATTGGTGATTTCTCAAGGTTTATAAGTCAAAATATGTGGGTGGTGGATGTAGTTAAAGGCGCTATTGCTAGTATTGTCGCTATCGGCATTGGCAATAAGATAATGCAGCTAAAAAGTAAGATACAAGTTCTCTTTGCCGCAATTTCAGCACACCCATTATTATCTCTAGCTACTGCATTAGTCGGAGTTGTAACAGCTATTACTTCTGCAACTAATAGAGAAACTGAGTTGCAAAAAGCGATTAAAAGTACTTCGGAAGCATATAAGAGTGCAAGAGAAAATTTGGACAATCTACATAATGCAAGGCAAGAAGCACTTAACCAGGGTATGAGCGAGCTAGATTATTACGACACTCTAGCAAAAGAACTGTATAATATTGTAGATGAAAATGGCAAAGTAAAAGACGGTTACCAAGACAGGGCTAATTTTATTACAGAACAGCTTAGCAAAGCTCTTGGAACAGAGATTTCTCTGAATGATGGTGTAATTGAGGGCTACAAAGAAGTTCGTAAACAGATTGACCAGACGATTGCGAAGAAAAAAGCCGAGTTGCAGCTTAAAGCTCAGGAAGAAGCTTACACTGAAGCAATCAAAAAGAGAGGGGAAGTTGCTAAGAGAATCGCCGAAGCTGAAAGGGAGATAGAGCGTGCTATTGAAGAAAGAGATTTTAAGGCCGCTTTGAGAATCCCTGAATTACAGAAGCAGATAGAAGATGAGAAGCGGTTATACCGTGAATATGAGGCAGATATTAGTAGCTACTTAGATAATTATGCTGCATTTACCGAAGGA